CGGGGCCGTGTTCGATCATTCGCGCGGTCATCACTGGCCCCCCTTCTTTTGTTCCGCGATCATATCCATCATAGAGATACGTACCGGAGCGTTAGCGGGCCGTTCATAGTCCCAACCATCAGCGATGAGATTGACAAGCTTATCGGTGACACGTTGAGACAACTCATCCGCAAAGGATCCGCGCCAGGTGTCATGCTCGCATGCCTGGTACCGGTAGCACTGTACCGCGCCTAATGCGCGGGCCACTGTCACTAGATCACTGTCTACGCGCTGCCAGGTGTACGTTTCCGCGTAGTAGTTGCACATCTCAACGCCATCAGAATATCGACTAGCCAGTGAACGTACGTTAGCGTCGATCAGCTCGCGCCCTAGCGCGTCTGCTTCGGTCATGCTGCCGCGGGTCAAGTTGTACCCTTCGCGGATCTCAGTCTGCTCTACTAGCTCCGGATCTGTTGGGGGTACGCCGTAAGTGTAGACAGTGTGACCTAGTGTCCGGCTCCCCCAATCTACTAACACGCTCACCATAAGATCTATGGTGTCCTTATTTACTTGGTATGCACTCATACCGTTACCCCCTTTAAGGTATCTGGCCGGCAGACTTTGCCGGTCATAGCGTGCTAGTAGGTCATGAACCTTTGCCGCCTACGCGGACTAGCACTAGACAAGTGTAGAACACTTGCGCGGAATTGTCAAGCTATGCCGGCACCCCGTCGAGATCCCGCGCCAGGGTAGGACTATCTTCCGATAACACGTCCGTGTCTAGGACGTCGAACACATAGCGAACCGTGTACCCCACTCGCTTAGGATCACTATCCTGGCCGGCGGCCTTGTCGCGTTTCATAATCGGCGCGAATATCGCATAGCCTTGCGAACCCTTGCGAACAATACGCCCGGCAGCGCGCCACTCATGGAACCCCGCTACCGCTTGCGGGAGATCCCGGTCACGTTCTAACGCTTGCGCGTAGATCATTGCCACATTCCGCCGGGAATACTTAGATAGCACTAATAACGCTAGGTCAATATCTGCCGGATTAGCTTGATCGAGATCATTAGCAGCTATGACTAATAGGTCTAACCTTGCGGCCCTATCGGCACGTTGAGTGTCTGTTAATACTTTGCGCGACATGACTAGAACTCCATTTCGCCGGAATGGGTGAAAAGGCCATCGATGCCAACAGTGTCAAAAGTAGCTAGGGTCACTGTCTGATCCATGCCCCACTCGCGGCCTAACATACGTTGCGCGTATTCTTCGGCCTGGCCCATATCTGAAAAATGCTTAGTAGCTGCTATGGCGTAGTAGTCGCTTAGTGTGACCCTTACGGTACCCACTGGCCGCGCTAGATCATTGTCTGGTGTTGTAGTTATCATTAGTTACCCCTCTTAGGTAGGCCGGAACTATTCCGGTATTAGTCATAATAGGGAATCGTTTAACACTTGTCAAGCCCTAACTATGTGACACTTGTCACAGGATCAGGATCGAGATCAGGCCGGCACTAGATCACGATCACTACAAGATCCGGACAAGATCACTACAACGTAGGCAACGTACCTAGTCCGGCACGAAAGTTGCGGGATAGTTTAACGATCAGGATCAGAAGATCCGGCACCTACATTCTAGATCCGGCATACATATAGGGGAGTAGATACGCCGGCAAGATCCGGATCAGGACACGCCGGAACCGGACACACGTCTAGTCCCCTCACGATCCGGACATGCCACAAGTATGACCGGACCTATGCCGAGCCACCCCCCCATGTATAGGTATGTAATGAGACAGGTATGTTCTCACTCTTTTGCTGTGTGTGTGGTCTGGTTGACTACGGTGTGTGGTGGTTGACCACTCTAGGTGGTGTTGTACGGTTCGGGTGGTGGTTTACCAGCTGTTGATCACCGGCTTTAGTTGGCATGGAAGAAAAAGAAAAACTCACCGACTTGGACCCGCATCGTGACATCGTGACATCACTTCTTTGCAAACAACCGCTGGCGTAGCCAAGGGCGTTAGCCGCCGCAGGCGGAACCAGATCGTGACAGTCTTGGTTTAGCTCCCCCCACAGTTTAGATACCAAAGTGATACCAAGGTCGCCGTAGCCAAATTGTTTTAGCCGACACCGGAAGGTTTAATGAGATGACGTTCATTACGCTGCTTGAATCTCTTACGCAATAGGATCAATAATTACATAACGGTATTGTCTGATTGCAGGATTCATCTACCCCAGTTCCCTGGTGTGAAATGTCCCGCAACATGCAACAGTTGTACGACCATGCCTGCCTTGACGCTATCCCAGCGTGGAGGACTTGATGAAGTTGACATTATCGTAGCACATGGTGTTAGTGTTTCCACTATGAAATCTAAACCTGTTTGGGAAAAACCAAACCCTAAAAAGAAATCAACACCGTTATCTTCTGCACAGAAGGCTTCTGCGAAAGCTAGTGCTAAGAAGGCTGGTAGGCCGTATCCGAACCTGATTGATAATATGGCTGCTTCACGGAAGAAGAAGTAATGCCTGCAAAGAAAGATCCACGTTTGGAACGGGCAGGGGTTTCTGGTTATAACAAACCAAAAGCTACTCCTAATAATCCAACTAAATCTCATGTGGTTGTAGCCAAAGTTGGGGATCAAGTTAAACTGATTCGGTTTGGTCAGCAAGGGGTTAAGGGTTCACCGGATGGGTCTGCAAGGAATGAAGCGTTTAAAGCTCGCCATGCAAAAAATATTGCTAAAGGTAAATTGTCTGCTGCTTACTGGGCAAACAAAGTTAAGTGGTAGAATAAACCCAGTATGGGAACAAAAAGAGCTGTCCCAATTCAGGACAAAGCCAAGTTCTTTGCTTTAATAGCTTCAGGACGAAACATTAAAGATGCCTGTGCCGAGACAGGGGTTCATGTCAATACGGGTTCCCGCTGGTTGAAACGAGCCAAAGAGCTAGAAGCGAACCGTAAAGAAGCAAACCATAAAGCCAACACGGGTGCAGGTAACGGTGGTCGCCAAGAACGTGCGCACATGGACTTCATGGACACCATTGACTTGCCATCTGCTATTCCGCATGACATGCTTTGTGAGGAAGCCCTTCGAGGGTTGGAAGATTTTGATTATTTTCGCCGGCGATATTTAGGGCGTGTCCCAAGTCCGTGGCAAGTAGAAGCTGCGTTGACTCTTGTTAAACTATTGGAGTCCGAAGAAAAAGAATTCGTTGTTCTTAACGTTCCTCCAGGTGCGGGCAAATCCACTTTGTTCCATGATGTTGCTGTGTGGGCGATAGTTCGCAACCGGCGTGTGCGTGTAATGATTGGGTCCGTGTCGCAGAATATGGCGAAGATGTATTCCCGTCGTATTCGTGAAACGCTCGAAAGGGTTTCCCCAATTCTCCCTGATCCGATGATGGTTCAAAAGGGGTTAGCAATAGATGCAGAAGGATGTTTAACAATTGACTATGGAAGATTCAAACCAGTGGACAAAGGTGCCTTATGGCGGGCAGAAGAATTTGTCGTCGAACAACTTGACGGAAACGGGTTGGACAACAAAGAGCCAACTGTACGTGCCTACGGAATTGAAGCAGAATTCATCGGACACCGAGCCGACCTCTGCCTTTTTGACGACGTTGCCTCACCAGATAACGCCCGTGAAAGCGTCGCAAGGGATAAATTACTTGAACGTTGGGATGGAGTTGCAGAAGCACGTTGCGACCCAGGTGGTTTACTGGCTGTTGTTGGACAGAGACTCGGATCTGGAGATCTCTACGCCCATTGCCTCTCAAAAGAAACCTACGACATTGAAGAAGACATCAGTTATGACGGGTCAGATGTTGAAACTCCTGAAGATGTTCAACAAGGTCAACCTGTCCGGCAGAAGAAATACCGCCAAATAATCTATAAAGCCTATTATGAGGAACTAGACACAGGTAAAGAGTCCCGTTCATTCAAATCCCTGCCATACCCCGACGGTCCCCTGCTAGATCCCCGTCGTTTGCCGTGGAAAGACCTGTCATTTATTCGATACTCCAAACCTGACCTGTTTAACGTGGTGTATCAGCAAGAAGACCTTGATCTTGACACCCGACTGGTACACCGAACGTGGATTACTGGTGGGTTAGGACCAGATGGGGTTGACTATCCAGGCTGTATAGATAACCACCGTCAACCTGGGCATATCCCTGAAGGTTTAGCCCACCCGTGGATCAGTATCGTAGCTGTAGACCCCAGCCCTACAATGTTTTGGGCTTTTGTATGGATCATCTACCAGCCTCAAACAAACCTTTATCACGTAGTGGATATCGAGCGTGTCAAATTATCCGCTGAAGAAGTCCTTGGATACGACACCATGACCAGTCAATACTCTGGGCTGATGGACGAATGGCAAGAACGGTCATACCAAATGGGTTATCCCATCTCTCACTGGGTTGTAGAGATCAACGCAGCCCAACGGTTCCTTTTAGCCCACGACTTTGTACGCAAATGGCAAGCCCTACATAGAGTCAATGTGATACCACATACCACTAGCCGAAATAAACTAGATGAATCCCTTGGTGTTGAGGCTTTACTGCCAGCGGTCATTCGTTCAGGGGCTTTACGCCTACCTTCCATGAGTGGTAACTGGAAAACTTTGGCAGCTACAGACGAGTTAACTAAATGGGCTAGAGATAAAAAAAGCGGCACAGACATTGTTATGGCTTTGTGGATGGCAATTTTGAACCTGCCAAACCTAACACAAGCAAAGGCTCCACCACGGCAATGGCGACCAAAATGGCTATGATGTGTTATCGTTGCATTGTTTGTAACCAAAGGTGACGCATGAAATCAGTTGAAGAAATCGTTGATCTATACAGAGAGCGTCTTGAAGCGCAAGGTCCGATTCTCAATCAAATGCGGGAAGTACGCCGCCTAGCTAACGGTGATGTTGTTGTCCCTCTTAATGAACTTGACCGTTCAGCTCGTTCTTCTGTAGCTAACCTACTGGTTCAGGGTCTAGATCAAATGTCTATGCGTGTCGCATCTACCATGCCGTCGCCTTATTTCCCTGCAATGCGTGAAGGACAGGATCGTTCTATGCAACTTGCTCGTGACCGGAAGCGGGCAATGCTTGCCATTTGGGATCAGAACCGCATGAACATGAAGATGCGTCGCCGTGCTAGGCACTTACTTGCATACAGCAACTCGCCTATTTTTATTAAACCCAACTTTGATAAGCACATCCCTGAATGGCAGCTTCGCAACCCGCTTGATACCTTCCCTGCGCCGACCATAGATATTGACAACCCAGTCCCAGATAACTGCATCTTCACATACGCACGAACATACCGTTGGTTAACCCAAAACTATGGCGACAAAGTAAACGGAATCCTTCGTGTAGGGCAACCATCGTGGGACACAATGTTCAAAATCCTTGAATACGTCTGCGACAACGAAGTAGTTACCTGTGTTATCGGATCTGAAAAAGGGATGGCGATGGAATCGGGCGCACCATTCATGGGTTCCCACGTTGTTGAACTAGAACGAATCAGCAACAAAACAGGTATGCCACTTGTAGTAGTGCCACAACGCATCACCCTTGACAAGCCACACGGACAATTCGACGGTCTAATGGGTATGTACTACACCCGTGCAAGATTGCAAGCTCTCACCGAAATAGCTATTGAGCGTGGAATCTTCCCAGATGAATACCTCATTGCCCGCCCAGGTGAAAACCCAGAGATTATTCAGATTGCTGATGGTAAAACAGGGCAACTTGGTGTTGTTAAAGGTGGAGATATTCAGGTACAAAACATCTCACCTGGATACAAAACAGACGTAGCTCTTGACCGTCTTGAACGCCAAGAACGCCTCGAAGGTTCTATCCCAGCAGAGTTCGGTGGAGAATCAGGCACCAACATCCGTACTGGTCGCCGTGGAGAAAACATCCTCGCAGCAACAGTTGACTTCCGTGTACAAGAAGCCCAAGATTTGTTCGCTTCGTCAATGGTTGAAGAAGACAAGATTGCTATCGGAATCGAAAAAGCCTATTGGGGTAGCTACTCCAAATCATTCTTTGTTTCAGGAATGGGTGGTGGAGTCAAGGACTACACACCAAACAAACTATGGGAAACAGACTTCCATTATGTTTCATACTCCGCAGCCGGTTCAGATGTGAACAACCTCATCGTCGGTCTTGGTCAGCGTCTTGGTACAGGACTTATGTCTAAAGAATCAGCTCGTGAAGCAGACCCACTTATCGCAGATCCAGAGATGGAAAAAGACCGCATCGTTGCTGAAGGAATCGAAGCTGCATTGTTGTCTTCTATTCAGGCACAAGCCGCAGATCCGAACGGTCCATACCAGCCAGACGACCTTGCGTACATTGCTGAACAGGTTGGTTCTAACAAGATGTCGCTTCCTGAAGCAATCATGTCTGCACAGAAACGTGCGCAAGCACGACAAGCAACACCTGCCCCTGCCGGCGCACCAGAAACAATGCCAGGTCTTGCACCACCAGGCATGGGAGCCGAACAACCAGCAGGTCCTCCGACTGGAGCTGGCGGTCCACCTTCGCTAGAATCATTACTAGGTCAACTAGGTGGTGGCGCAGGTGCAGCTGCACAGCCACAATCACCAGGTGGAGTAATGGCACTTGCTAATAGTCTTGGAGGGGCATAACAATGGCTAAGGATTATCCAAATCGTTCAGATCTTCGAGGGGGGAAAATGCCAAAAATGGTTGCAACAGGACAAACATACGGTGAAGCAGGAAAGCAAATGGCTGCACAATCTGCTGTACCAATGGGTCCATCACCAATGTCTAACGCAATTCCACAGGCACCACCAGCTCAACCAGGTTCACTTGGTGCGTTAAACCGCCCAACTGAACGCCCTAACGAACTAGCAACACTTGGTTCAATGGTAGGACCTGGACCTGGACCCGAAGCATTAGGCGCACGACCAACAGTTCCGGTCACAGGTTCAAAAGAAGACATGGTTGAACGTGTACGAGCCATTGCAGATTCGTATCCTTCCCCTGTTTTGTTGATGTTCCTTGCCGAACTTGAAAGGTCTTAATGGCTTTTATAACTAAAGATCTTCCCTTAAAACTTGAAGATGTCCAAACATGGGAAACACAACGGGCAGAACGTATCAACACATACAAATCTATTTACACCCAAAACACCGCACAAGAATTGATTGATGCGGCAAGTAATTTCAATTGGCTTCACCCACAAATCACAGCCGCTTTAATTCTTAATGGTGCCAACTATCTAGTTCAAGACGCTGCAACACATGCAGCTGAAAAAATGGCTGATGCTGGCATAGCTCCAGCTGATCGTGTAACAGCCAATCGTCGTCTTAAAGGATTAACAAAATCAATTATGGATAATCAATAATGGGTTGGTCAAATCCTTTTGATTTTATTGGTGATCTTAAAGACACGGCTTTTGAATTTATCTATTCAAAAGGTAAATCAGCAACCAATGCCATACCTGCCGACGTGCGAGAAGAACTTGGTGTAATAGCAAAACCTGTCGTTGTCGGAACAAAAGTAGGGACAAGAACAGTTGCTGCCGCAGCTGACTTCCCTATCCAAACATTAACTAACTCATTAGCTTTTCTGTACAATAATCCAGAACTATATGCACCAATAATGAAAGGCAACCGTGGTCCTGGATTCAAAAAAAACGATGCTTCTTATTTAGATCAACTTAAAGGCATCGTCACAAATACAACAGCCGGTCAAGTAATTGCAGATGCTCTCCCAGGTGGCGACAAACTTGATATTGGCAGTGGATTTTTTGTTGGAGGCAGAACACAAGAAGATGTTTCTAAAGGAAAAATTGAAACACAACCACAAATTTATGGACATACATTTACAGTAGGTAGAGCCTTTGCTGCACCACTTGCTGATGTTGGTATGATTGAACCAGGTAGTACAGCATGGAACACTATTTCTGGTGGTATTGATGCTGCTTACACTTTGGCAGCCGACCCCCTCAACTGGCTACCTGCTGGAGCAGTTTTAGATCTTGGAAAACTTGGTGACATCCCACTTACCGCTGGGGCTAGGGCAGGTAAACGAGCAAAAGTTACTACCACCCTGTCAAGCCAAGCAAGAAAAATTCTTGAAGAAGCAGTACAAGATGGGAGAGTCACACTTGATGCGGCTGGTGCCATCAACAATGGTCGACGTACTGTGAACCCGAACAACTGGGAAGCTTTCAAAGTAACCCCCAAGGGACAGAAATGGCTTGAATTATTTGTGGGTCCTGACTCTGGAACATCCGCAGAAATTTGGCGCAGATCAGGAGGAGCAATCCCTCCAGGCACCGCCGTTAAACTTCAAAATGCCAACACCCTTGATGAAGTAATAGCAATTTTTGATGATGCAGTATATACAGCCGACCCATTAACTCATGTTCGTACAATGCCTGGAATTGACCCTCGCCCTGTTGTAACTAAAACCGGAGTGGTAATTAAAGGCAACGTGTCAAGGTATCGCCCGTTTGCTGACACACTTCCAGAGTCCACAGACTTCCCATTAAACAATCCTTTAACTGCCTCTAAAAACGCTGACAGTGTTATGGGTGTTCTTGAAGTTCCAATGCCCGTGCGCAACCGATTGATGACACAACTATTTGAAGCATTTAGTGGTACAGATGATACAAAAATTTTTGATTGGTTAGATGAGTTTGAAAGTGTTGTTATTAAAGATCAACTAGGCAAATGGAATTATAGTGAAGACGAAATTGCTCGTATTGCTTCTTGGAAAAGAAAATTTCAAGAAACCGTAACCGGTTATGTAACAGATAGTGCAGGATCGTCAGTCCCTTTGCCTTGGCTTGTTGGTGGGACAAACGGCGGGTATGGTCCACTTCTTATCAGCCAGCAATTAAGAGTAAACCCTATCTTGATTGACCCTGTTGATCTTCGACAAATTGCAGACAGATTAGGTCCTTTGCGTTCACGACTTGAAAAACTTCGTCGTACCGTAGTAGAAGAAATTATTGATCCTGTTACTGGTGAACGAATTATTTTAGAAACTAAACCAAACATTGCTGTAGCAGCCCCACTTTGGGTTGTAGAAGCTGCTGGCGATCTTGTTGATTATTCAATGTCAAGGGTTTGGAAAGCTAATGTACTTATTAGACCTAAGTATATTATTAAAACACTTCCGGAAGAAACTGCTCGTTTAGCATTTTCTGGTATTTTTGACCACCACTATCAATACATGATGCAACTATTTAGTGACAGTAACAACATTGACGCAATGGGTAGGGTTATCGCAACGTCTCGCCAAGCTTCTAAAATGGAAGCAGAAATTACTGAACTAAATCGTCTTCTTCGTAAATATGAAGACTTAAAAGCAGCTGGAGTAACAACTAAATTTACCGTTCCCATTGACCAAGTAATTGCTAACACCCAATCTAAAATAGACTTACTAGAACAAGGGTTAATTGATTTTGATGCAAGATTTGCAGAGGAACTTCCTGGCATGGATGACGCTATTTTGCGTGGTCAAGCAAACCGAACAAATGATTTGCTTAATAACCCAGCTGCTGTAAGTGGGGCTGCATCTAGAGGTCATGTTCAGTCAGTTGAACTGGCAGTGAACCCAAGACTTTGGTCTAGCACTATGGCACAACGGATTGCTGAACGTGCTTCAAATGATTATGTAAGAAAAATAGCTGAAGATTTAATAAATGGTGTATCTGTTGACGACATTACATTGCGCTTTATGGACGACAAAGACCTTGGTCCAATTCTCAAAAAATACATTGCAGGCGAAGGCAACCTTGATCCTAATTATGTTTGGGATTTTGATGGCATAAGAAAGTTTGTTCAAACAACAGTTAACGACATTGAAAATTACACAATGGGCGACGATTTAATTCTTGAAGCTATTTCCACAAACAGATTTGGTGGAGAAGAACTATCGGGTCGTAGAGGTTTTGCAGGGTATACAGGTAAAGCAAATCTTGATTTCAAGCCAAACAACCTTCTTAAAAAGCACATCTTTGATACTCATTTAGCAAATCCATTGGCTCCGGCACGTATCAACTACTTTCCTTCTGTACTCGACAGATCAAGTGCGACATTAGCTACTGCTCAAAGAGTAAGTAAAAGATATGACGCAATGCTTTCTTTTGCGTGGGATGGGCTATACGGTGCAGCGTCAGACAAACTGGCACGTGTCCCAACATGGAACCAAGCCAAATGGCAACGCATTATTGAAATGGTCCCAGTCATGGACAAAGCAGAAGCTGACCGTCTTGTAACAATAGTAAACCAAACAGACATTCTTCAATCGTTAAAAGATGACATTATTGAAGCCGCCGCATCAGCCCAAGGTGAAATGACTGTTGAAGATGTAAACCTTCTTGGTGAACTATTTGCTACACGATTCACAAAAGATACTTACTTTGATGCTTCCCGCAAAACAAAATTTGGTGCAGCTCACAGAAAGATTTTTCCTTTCTTTGACGCTTTTGTTGAGTTGACAGGTTCGGCTTTGAAAATGGCAACCAATCCTAAAGTTATCCACCGTGCAGATCAACTAATGGGTGAATTGCGTCAAAACACTTTCTTTGGTACAGACGTTGATGGCGACGGGAAAAAAGATTCTTTTCTTTACAAAGATCCAGTATCGGATCAAGAAATGTTTGCCTTCTCTGTAGGAGGAGGGTTTCTAAAAGAATGGAGAAAGAACGGTCTTGATTTCAGGGTAGGCAACACTCTTAATAGTCTTTCTCTTATCACAACCACATACCCTGGTATCGGTCCGGTAGTCGCAGGTCCGTTAGTTAAAATGCTTCCCGACACAGCAGACTTTGACAAACTACGTGACCTTATTGCACCATTTGGTATCCCCGATTTATCTAGCCCAGACATTGCCCAGTTTGTTCTCCCTGGTGCATCAGATCAAGTAATGAGAATCCTTGGTTCAAATGGCATAGAATTATTTTCTAAAGTAGAAGATAGACAAAAAGCTGCACAAACAATTATCCGTGCTTTGCAAGTTGCTTCAGCGACAAAAGACTACGACCCAGTAACCCCAGGTCAACAAGGACCCACTGGTTATGAATCCATTGAACAGTGGCAAGCAGATGGTAAAGAACTAGGAACCAAAATTTACGGTCTTATTGGATGGGCTGGATTGTTCCTACCTGGTGCGCCTATCGCCCAGTGGACAGCTAAAACCAAAAAAGGCAACGTTCTTATCAGTGTCATTGCTGAACGTTGGAACCAGATTGACAAAATGGGTGACAAGAACGGTCTTAACTATCAAGACAAACTTGAGTTGCTTGTAAACGAATGGGGCAATGAAAACTTTGTTGCTTTCATGCAACCCATTACAGAAAGAAGTATTGCTGGTTCTTCATCGACCAAGGAATACTACGACTGGTATCGTCTAAACAAACCGGTTGTTGATAAATACAAAAATGTTGGTGGCTATTTTAGCCCTAAATCAAGTGAACTTGACCCTGATGTTTGGAATATCCAAAAACTTGCTGGCGATGTAAAATACAAAGACCCTGAAAAGTTTGCCATTAACCTTGAATCAGCTCTTGCTAACTTTGTGTTTAATAGGAACATGAGAGAAGTTATGGCAAGCATCCCACCTGATGAGATGTTTGGAACTTTGGCTAATCTTAAAATTAAAGAACAGAAAAAGATACAAACCAAAGCGGTTCAAGCGGCTTACCCTAACTGGGATCGGGCAGCGGCAGCTACGGCTTCACAACGCAACCGTCGCATCCAGTTACTTGAAGCACGTAAATTCATCGCAGAACCAAGCGTCCAAGATAATGAGGCAGTCAAAGCTGCTACTGAATACTTCAAGTACCGTGACGCAAACGTAGACTATACAATCGGTAACTTTTTTCAAGTAACAGAAGATAACTGGGCAACCGCTTCTAAGATTCGTGGGGCTGTGGTTTTACGTCAGGCTTTGTGGGATGAGGGTGAACGCCTTGCTGAAAAGTATCCTGAGTTTGTGAACTTGTGGCAGAATGTTTTGTCCCGTGAATTTATTTCTATAGAAGTGGAAGATTAAATGGCTATTACAACTTTAGAATCAGACAAAACAGTTAAAGTCCCTTATGGATTCAAGGGTGAAAAAATAACTATTGCTGAAATGATAAAGACAAAAGAGTTCACATCTCTTGAACCTTTATTTGCTGAACGTATCTTGGACATGATTCGTGACAACCCATCTATTGGTATTTTGAAAGGTGGCGGTGGTCGAACCGAAGAACAAGTACGTAATCTTTTTTATGCTAACTACAAAAAAATCAATGATGCACCCGACTATGAAAACGACGCTTCTAAGTATGAAGAAATTAAATCAGGTAAATTAAAATGGAACCCTGAAGATAGCCAGTGGTATAGAAGGGCAACAGACAGAACTGTTGCTGTGCCTGGTGGTAGCTGGCATGAAGGTGGATATGCCGTTGACTTTACCGGCAACATTGATTTAGCTGGCAAGGTTAGTAAAAATTACCAGTTAGAACAAGTTACTGGTACCGGAGAAACACACCATTTCCAGCCTCTTGGTGTTCCTATTTCTAAGCGTATGTTTCTTGAATTAAAAAACAACTATGGCATTGACGCTATCAAGACCCCGTTGTCTCCAGATCTTCTTTTGTATATCAACAAAGAGATTGCTTCTAACGTCCCTCGCCATCCTCAAAGAATTAAAAAAGTTCTTGATGCAGCTCTTGCTAAGTTCAAAACTACTTTGCCAGGGGCAGATGAGAAAACGGTTCGTGAGCAATTTTTAACTTTTGCTGGTCAATCTGCTTCCGCTGTCAAGGTTGATTGGAGTCAAGTACGAGAGATAACCCCAACCACTGTCGCCAAGGCTATTGCGCCGAGAACCACTACCACTTCTACAATTCCCGCAACCACCACAACCGGAGTTCCCAAAACGACAACCACAACGGTTAAGCCCACAACCACAACCATTCCTGCGGGTTTGACACCATTAGAAATAATGCAAAATACCGCAGCTGAATATGCAAACAATTTAAGTACCACCACAACAATGGCTCCCCAAACAACAACTACAATGCCTGTAACTACCAAACCACCGAAACCAACAAGTACAACTATGGCTCCAACAACAACCACCACCGCTCCCCCCGCAACACAGCCAACAGTTCCTCGTCCTGGTCAGTCTTCAACCTCAACTACTACAAGCACTTTGCCCCCACGATCAACAACTACCAACCCTGGTCAATCTGTAGCCCCAACCACTACCATCCCCACGCAAAACGATGTTCCAGTAGGTATTGCTCCCACTCTATCCAACCCCGCTACATTGTCTGCCGATGGCGGGCAATACGCTTTGGGTGTTTCTGGTCGTCGAATCTACAACAGCAAAGGCGTACTTGTTAGTTATGAGGGGTATAAATACACAAACCCAACAACGGGCGTGGTGTCTCAACCTCAATACTTTACCGGCGACGAAGACGCTCTTTATGGTTTATCCATCGAAGCATTGTCTACATTACAAAATGCTATGTATAACGTAGGGAGACTTGGAAAAGGTTATACACCTGGCGTAGTTGACTCTAAAACAACATCAGCGTATAAAAGTCTTCTTGTCACAGCAAACGGTTATGGAGAAGATTTTGAAACAACAATCTCTCGTTTAGCGACAACAGGATCTTCTGCTCGTGGTGGGGCTTTAACTCAATACCGTGTATCCAATGACGCAGATGTTCGAGCAATAATGAACAAGGTTTCCCAGCAAACCCTTGGACGCAAACTAGGCGAAGGTGATCTCAACAGATTGTCGGGGTTATACCGTGAACTTGAAAGAACTTCTGGACAAAGCAACGCAGCTGAAATTGTTCAACCACCGCAGGTTGAAACATTTACACAAAACAAACTAGAAGAAATGTTCCCTGAAGATACCAACGCCCGACAGTTCGGATCATATCTGACAGCAATTGAAAAGAAGTACAACCTCTAATGGCTACCGCACAAGACAAAGCTTTCCTTGCCGAAATAAACAAAAGACTTGGAACTAAATACACATCTGTCAAGGCATATCTGACCGACAATGGAGAACTTGAACCGAAAGGAAGTAAAGCTGCTGGTCGTTTAGCCGCCCTTGAAAATTTTAGAGGCAAGTCAAAACGGACAGCAATGGTTTTGTCCGGAGCGGTTTTTGAGGAATCAAAAAAAATCTATGGTTCGACAGCAAACCTGTACAACATCCCTGAACTTAAAACCATTTTTGATGATGCGTTTGTTAACCAGTGGGATTCAGACACCCTGATTAGGGCTATTGATAATACCAAATGGGCGACCAGCCGTACCCAGTCGCAGGAAACTTATGACGTTCAAAAGGCTACTGATCCTGTAGAACTACAAAACAAAGTGGACAGTATTGT